CTTAACTGGCACTTTGATATCAACCCCAAGAAGATTGTAGATACTCTGTCTATGGCAAGGGCTGTCCTCGGCACTGAAGTAGGCGGCAGCCTTGCCGCTCTTGCGGTGCATTACGCGCTTGGTGCTAAAGGTACAGAAGTACTCGATGCGCTGGGTAAGAGGCGCATAGACTTTACAGAGCAGGATATGACTTCATACGGGGAGTATTGCAAGAACGATGTGGCACTTACCTATGGGTTGTTTTGGAAGCTGATGGGTGAGGGCTTCCCAGTATCAGAGCTTGACCTGATTGACCTCACCATCCGCATGTTCGTTGACCCCGTGATTGAGTTAGATGTTGACGTGCTAACCGGCAACCTGCAAAAGGTGCAAGAGTTTAAGGCAAAGTTGTTGCAGGACGCAATGGCTAACAAAGAGCAGTTGATGAGCAACGACCAGCTAGCAAAACTGCTATGGGAATCTTGTGGAGTACTGCCTCCCTATAAGATAAGCCCAACGACCCAAAAGCCTGTGTACGCATTTGCTAAGTCAGATGAAGAGTTCAAAGCATTGCTTGAGCACGAGGACTTTACTGTGCAAGCCATAGTAGCAGCACGGCTAGGGATTAAGTCTACGTTAGAAGAGACGCGCACCGAGAGACTTATAAGTATTGCAGGTCGAGGGTTGATGCCCATACCTCTACGCTACTACGCAGCGCATACGGGGCGGTGGGGCGGGGACGACAAAGTAAACATGCAGAACCTACCCCGCAATTCACCACTAAAGTATGCACTACGTGCGCCCAAGGGATACGCGTTTATTGACTGTGACTCCTCGCAAATAGAAGCCCGTACATTGGCGTGGCTATCGGGGCAAAAGGATTTGGTACAAGCGTTCGAGAAAGGTGAAGACGTGTATAGGATTATGGCGGCTTCAATCTACGATAAGCCTCAAGAAGAGATAACTAAAGACGAACGGTTTGTTGGTAAGACAACAATCTTGGGCGCAGGCTATGGCATGGGGCACGTTAAGTTCGGTGCGCAGTTGCGAACTCTTGGTGTAGTAATGGACGAAGAGGAATGTGAGCGCATCGTAAGTGTGTACCGTACGACGTACCCCCAAATCCCAAAGTTGTGGGCGCAGGCTAATTACGCACTGCTAGCGATGCTCGACAACATGACCACACCGTTGGGGCTTGCCGGAGTGTTGGTAGTAGATGGCGAGGACGGCATTAAATTACCAAACGGTTTATATCTTAAGTACCCCAACCTACGATGGAAGGACAAAGACACTAAAAGAGAACTAGTGTATGACGTTAAAAAGGGGAAGTCTGCTACGGTTACTAGAATATACGGTGGCAAGTTGGTGGAGAATATCTGTCAGGCTTTAGCGCGTATTGTTATTGGTGAGCAGATGCTAGCGGTATCTAAGAAGCAGAGGGTAGTAATGACGGTGCATGACGCTATAGGTTGTGTAGTACCAGAAGCGGAAGCACAAACGGGATTAGAATTTGTAGAAGCGTGTATGAGGATTCGTCCAACGTGGGCGCAAGGGTTACCCCTTAACTGTGAGGGTGGATCAGGCGCGACATACGGGGACTGTTAGTTGTTCGTTGTTTGGTAGGGCTGTGAGTTCCTACCACGTTCCCAGCGGGCGGTGGAATGTTCAGGCTAACACCCGCAGTGTATAACGGGCTGACAGAAGTTTTGTCCTCCTTTCTGGGTATGCACCGGAGAAGCCACGCTACGGCTAGTCCTCCCTTCGGGGAGGCACTCTATTAACTACGAGGATACGACGATGAACAAGGTTTTTATGAATGATTTAGTAGACGACTTACTAGAAATTGGTTTTGATCTAAAGCAAGTAAAGGCTGCGCTAGAAGATGGCGAGTGGCAAGCCAAAGCGGGTGTCACCCAAGAAGAAGCGGAAGCGGCATACGCCAACGTATTGGAACGTATAGCACAACAAATAGTGGAGCATTAAACATGAAAAAGATTAAAACGAGTGGGAAAAAGGGACGCAAACTGCTTGAGGGAATAGTGTACTTGATTGACACAATAGGCTGTGACGATTCCGATGCGGGGTGTGTTTGCGGGATGATTGCAGCAAAAGCCGCAGTCTACGAAAATATGACGAGGGACAATTTTATTGGATTTATGGGGGATACATACGATGCAGAAAAGATCGCTGATGCACTTCGGTACGGAATAAACGAGGAAACAAACGAAAAAGCGGAGCGTGAGGCTAATGACCATCACTAGGATTCACGTCAACCAGCACAACATAAAAGCAAATAGTAAAGGTGCAGACCTTCCGGTGCTTACGGTAAAGACGAGTAAGAGCAACACGAAATGCAACCGCGTCACGATTCACGGTTCAAGCACCGTTATATATTCCCCCGACAAGCCGTTATCGTGCGGAGCTAAAGTGTGGGTCGAAACACATGCGGAGGTAGAAGTATTATGTTAATCACAGAAGTTAAACAAAACTGGTGGAAGCTGGTCAGTGCAGGCGAAGCGGATACGGACACGCTAGTGTTCTTTGGGTATAGCAAGGCAGAAGTAATGGGCAAGTTAACTTCTTGGCTACGTAGAAAAGAACTGGAGAAGTGGCGATGAGTAAAGATGATATGACACCTTATGACTTAGCTTGCATGATGGCGATACAGGGGGTGCTTGCGTCTGGCTACGCAGGTGAACCGGAAGGACTTGCGAAAGCTACTGTGGTGTATGTTGATGCACTGTTTGCAGAACTAGCTAGGAAGAAGGAAGTTAGAGCGTAAACGAGTCACGGGGCTGAAGAAAACCATAGCGCAAAAACGAGTCAGGAATAAAAAGAAAACCACGTTGTGGAAACGAGTCAAGCATAAAAAGAAAACCACGTTGTGGAAACGAGTCAGAACCGATGAGAAAACCAGAGAACGGAAACGAGTCACTGGACACAAGAAAACCAATGAGGGCAAACGAGTCAAGCCGAGCGAGAAACCCATGCCACTAGAACGAGTCAACGGAAGGAAGAAAACCAATAAAAATTAACGAGCCATTTAAGTGAAGAAACCCGTAATTCAGTAGCGAGTCATAGGGGCGAAGAAAACCATTGTGAGTAAACGAGTCAGTTAGATCTAGAAAACCATGCAAAGGAAACGAGTCAGAAAGTCCAAGAAACCCACAACCAAGTAGCGAGTCAGAACCGATGAGAAAACCAGAGAACGGAAACGAGTCAGCAGGAGCAAGAAAACCAAGCGCATAAAACGAGTCAACGCCACGAAGAAAACCACTGGGAAAGAACGAGTCAACAAGCAAAAGAGAACCACTAATCTTAAACGAGTCAATTAGACGAAGAAAACCACGAGAATTGAACGAGTCAACAGACATAAGAAAACCACTGGAGGCAAACGAGTCAGTAAATCAAAGAAACCCACAGATCGGTAGCGAGTCAACAAGGTAAAGAAACCCAAGTAGGGCAAACGAGTCATTGAGAGCAAGAAAACCAATGTATCGTAACGAGTCAACTAACCATAAACGAGAGGAACACATATGAGTGATATTAAAATAATGGTACGCGGTGCGTACGACATACAGAAACTACGCATCATGATGGGCAACAGAATCGTGGCTAACTTCAAGGCGAAGCTAGGCCAGAAACCCAGCATGAGCGAAGAGGAACTGGAGGAAGCAGAGAAAACAATTCTCTTAACGCTACGCACCTCATACAAAAAGATAACTGATGGCGTTACCACGCTGCCACGGCAGGTCGGCTTCAAGGGCGACGAAGTAATCAGCAGCTACACTGAGCTAGTGCTCGTGGATCAGTACCTCGGTCTAGAGCAGCAGGAAGACAAGCAGTTCAGCCGGTTGAAGAACGTGCTCAAAGATTTCCCCATCTACAACGAGTTTTTATCTGGCATATACGGTGTAGGTCCAGCGATGGCAGGTGTCATCGTGTCAGAAATAAACATACATGCTGCGGAATATCCGTCGAGCCTGTGGAAGTATGCGGGGCTAGACGTAGTGGGGGATGGCAAGGGGCGCTCACGCAAGAAGGAGCATCTCGAAGAATCCGAGTACACCAACAAAGACGGCGAGCTTGCTACGAAGATGGGCATTACCTTCAACCCATTCCTGAAAACAAAGTTGGTTGGAGTACTTGGTTCATCATTCATCAAGCAAAGCGCAACCAAGTGCCCGTACCGCAAGATATACGACGACTACAAAAACCGGCTAGCAAACATGCCAGCACATGATGACAAGAGCAAAGGCCACCGGCACAATATGGCTGTTCGTTACATGGTAAAACGCTTCCTTGCCGACTTGTACGTAGCATGGCGCAAACTCGAAGGCTTACCTGTAGCTGAAGAATACAGCGTGGCTAAACTTGGCATCATCCATCTAGCGGCGTAAGGAAGCTAAATGAAAAAGTACGTAGTGATAAAACCAGAGGATATAGTATGTATATGTGTTGTTACCTTATTTCTGCTTGCGGCGTGTGTTGCTGGCACAATGGAATACGGAGATGAAGAGCGGCAGCAGCAGTTGTACTGCGATATGTACAAGATATTTCAAGAGTCAGACGGCATGTATGGCTGGCCTGATTACAATCTAAACGCAAAGGAAATATGCGAATGAAAAAACAACCACCAATCAAACTAGTAGAAGATCGTATGCACTACACTGAAAGTGAAATACGACAAGCTGAGATAGAGAAGCACGTTGCTGCGTTCCTACGCAAAGGTGGCAAGGTACAAGAACTAGCTATGGACGCTACTGGATACGACCGCAGTGGCAAACAAGCCGAAACTTTTGTGATTAACCATCACGTACTACCCCCCAAAAAATCAAAGCAGGACTGGAAGGAGCATAAGCATGGCAAACGAACAGCTTGAGTTTGACTTTGGAACAGACGCGGTTAGGGACGCACAGGTAGGGGGTAATCACTACCGACAACACGTAATACAACCGTGGGACGCGATGGAGTCATGGCTATCAGAGGAAGAGTTCTGTGGGTTCTTGCGGGGTAACGTTATTAAGTACATTGCAAGATACCGCGACAAGGGTGGCGTACAAGACCTGAAGAAAGCAGCGCACTACCTAGACAAACTAATCAGTGAGGAGATGGGGAAGTGAAGGAAAAGCCTTTATCCCTAGCGTGTTCTTGTGGTGCTGAGATGGTCAGCATCATAGCGCATGACACCCCCGACCAACACGGGTATCGCAGGGGCTGGTTTTGTTTTACATGCAAACGGTGGGTTGAAGCCGTCCACCGCGAACGACTAACTAAAGGACACAAGCTATGACCGCATGGAGCTACTCAAGTATCAAGACCTTTGACCAGTGCCCTAAGAAGTATTACCACTTGAAGGTGCTCAAAGATGTGAAGGACGAAGGGAGTGACGCTACCGTGTACGGTAACGAAGCCCATAAAGCTGCGGAAGAGTTTATAAAACTAGGCGTTCCACTTCCCGCTAAGTTTTCATACTTACAAAAGATTCTTAATTCCCTGAATGCTATACGGGGTGAGAAGCACTGCGAGTTGGAGCTAGGTATAGCGGTAACAGATAAGGGTTACGTACCTTGTGCCTTTTCGGATACCGGTAGATGGTGGCGGGGAATTGCTGACTTACTAATTATTAACGGAGAGTCTGCGTTTCTCGTGGACTACAAGACGAGTAAGAATGCGAAGTACGCGGATACTAAACATCTTGACGTTCTTGCGGGGGCAGTGTTTACTCATTACCCCCAGTTGAAAAAGCTAAAGTCTGCCCTTGCATTTGTAGTAAGCAACGAGTTTGTCAGGAAAGAACACACTGCGGACATGGCGAGGTCTTACCTCGCTACGTTTACCAACGAGCTGGAACGGTTAGCGGGGGCAGAAGAGACTGGAGTATGGAACGCTAAATCCAGCCCTCTGTGCGCGTACTGTCCGGTAACTAAATGCGAACACCATAGGAGACGTTGATATGCCATACAAAAACAAAGCAGACAGAGACTACAAAACGGAGTACGAGAATTACCAAGGGACTGAGGAGCAGAAGAAACGCCGTGCGCAACGCAACAAGGCTCGGCGTGAAATGGAAGCAAAAGGGAAGGTGCACAAGGGTGACGGCAAGGATGTAGATCACGTCAAGCCCCTATCAAAAGGCGGTGGGACTAATGCGGGTAACTTGAAGGTTAAGAGCGCCCACAACAACCGCTCGTACGCTCGTAACAAAGACCACTCGGTGAAGTAATGCAAATAGTTGATAACAGAGCAATCGTAATAAAGACTACGCGACCACACCTGATAACGGAGCGCATCAAGAAGTCTAAGGTAGTACGCGAAACTGACGGTATGTACGAAGTTGCTGTGCACTGGGGGCTGGAAGAGGCGCAAGCGTTAGCCGAGCTTGGAGTCAAAGACGCACCGTCTACTATCATCCGAGACTACGAGTGGACGGGCAAGCTCACGCCGTTTGCACACCAGAAAGAAACAGCGGCGTTCCTAACCCTGCGCAAGAAAGCGTTCTGCTTCAACGAGCAAGGGACGGGCAAGACCGCAAGCATTATCTGGGCAACTGACTATCTAATTAAGATCGGAGCAATTACGCGAGTGCTGGTGATATGCCCACTGTCTATTATGAAGTCGGCGTGGCAGCAAGACCTGTTCAAGTTTGCTATGCACCGTAGCTGCTCGGTAGCCCACGGAGATGCAGCAGCACGACGTAAGATACTAGACGCGGGATCAGAGTTTGTCATTATTAACTTTGACGGCGTAGCTGTAGTGAAGCAAGAGATACTCGATGGTGGCTTTGACATGATTGTGGTGGACGAAGCCAACGCTTATAAAAACGTCAAGACTAACCGCTGGAAGGTCATCAAGGAGCTTTCGTCTGCCGTGGAGTGGCTATGGCTGCTTACAGGTACTCCAGCAGCACAATCCCCTGTAGATGCGTACGGTATAGCTAAATTAGTTAACCCAAGCACACCAAAGTTCTTTGGGACATTCCGCGATTCAGTGATGTACAAAGTAACTGAGCACATATGGAAACCAAAGATAACTGCCGACAAAACTGTACATGCGCTACTACAACCGGCGATTAGGTTTGAGCGAGACCAGTGCCTTGATCTACCAGCGGTAACTTTTGTAGAACGTGATGCGCCGTTGACCCCTATGCAGAAGTCGTACTACACCACACTAAAAAACCAGATGACCTTTGAAGCCGCAGGAGAGAAAGTAACTTCGGTTAACGCAGCTACTAATATGAATAAGCTCCTACAAATCTCAGGGGGTGCGGTGTACTCGGAGACTGGGGAAGTTATAGTGTTTGATGTAAGCAACAGGTTGAACGTGGTGCTTGAGGTTATACAAGAAGCATCACACAAGGTGCTAGTGTTTGTGCCCTTTACCCATACCATAGACCTACTAAGCGAGTTCTTAACCAAACATAAAATAACTAACGCTGTAATCTCCGGCAAGGTATCCGTTAACAACCGCGCCAAGATCATCCAAGACTTCCAAGAGAAGCCTGACCCCTACGTGCTTATCATTCAGCCACAAGCTGCATCACATGGACTTACGCTAACTGCTGCGGATACTATAATCTGGTATGCCCCAGTAACAAGTGTAGAAACTTATCTACAAGCAAACGCACGAATTAACCGTCCGGGACAACACCACCCAATGACTATTGTGCATGTACAAGGAAGTAAAGTTGAAAATAAGCTATACAGTATGCTTCAACACAACATAACTAACCACAATAAAATAATTGATCTTTATCGACAAGAAATTGAAATAAGTAGTTGACAATGTCCAACACAGTGCTAAGATCGTCCTCCCACACAACCGAAGAGGGCATTATGGGCAACATAACCCCAGACAAACTTGCAGCAGTCTACTTAAAGATTCGCAACAAGATAAGAGATTTAGAAGCAGAGATAACCCAACACAAGGAACAGATGGAAATAGTAAGCAACAAGATGCTTGAGTTTTGCGCAGAGGGAAACATCAATAGTATTAACACACCGGAAGGCACTATATCCCGCAGGATATCTTCTAGGTACTGGACTAGCGACTGGGAGTCTATGTACAAGTTCATACACGACAATGATGCTGCGTTCTTGCTAGAGAAACGTTTGAGTAACGGAGCCCTTAAAGAGTTCCTTACCGAAAACCCAGACCTATGCCCTCCGGGGTTACAGTCTAACAATGAGTACGTAATATCTGTACGTAAACCAACTAATAATTAGGAGCTACACATGGCAAACGAAGTAAGCATATTTGGAGATAAAACTAACGTGGTGTCGATAGGAGACCGCAGACCGAGTAAGTTGGGGCAGTCTCTTACTTCCCGCGCAACGTCACGGCGCATTCAGACCACCACCAACGGTTCATTCAAGCGGTTAGTGAACGGTGAGCAAATAGGTAACGCAGTACGTGGGCCGATGGAGTTCATCATCGTTGATCTACTACCCAACGTATCCCGCGTGTATTACCGCGACAAGTTTGACCCCAACAAAGAAGCTACATTACCCAACTGCTGGTCTAATCTTGGTGTAGTTAGAAGTTTCTGCTCGTGCTTGGGCAGCTACTACCAGTTGGTACTCCG